TAAGATAGGCCAATAGTAATATATATGTAATATATTAATCCCGAAATACTACTAATTTCAAGTTAAAATTAGTAATCGATTTAGTTTGTTTTTGTTCGATTTCGTTCGAAGTAGTTAGAACCAAACTATTTTATGTACGGACGCACAGCCAAAAACGATATTTCTGTTTTCTCGAAAAATTTAAAAAACATTTGGGATTTGCGTGAACTCGAAATGTCGAAAAGGACAAGAAAAACGAAACAAAAAGTAGTTATTGAAAAGAAACATCACACCCATATAATTACAATTTTACATCCCGCTCTAGATGATATACGGGAGATCTCTACTTTAATAGAGATAAATGGAAAAGGTTTATTTAAATTTTTGTACGATATAAAGAAATTTTATTGGAGATTTATCATTGAAGATGGTATTTCTAAGATGGAAATATGTGTCAATTTCGAATATGCAAATCCAGTCAGAGGTATTCTAAATAAGCTAAAAGGAATCAGTTGCCATTCTAGATCATCAGTGATAGCGTTAGCAAATGGAGGATTAGGAACTTTCATCAAAGAAATACTCCCTGCATGGAAGAAAGCAGGATCGGCTTCCAGTGAATTAAATGGAAACTTAGCAATACAAAATACTGGTCAAATTAATCCATTCATTTTAAATAGCTACAACGCATTCGTAGGTAATTCTGAACAAACACTTATAAATGTCAATAATAACAATAATGTGGCTGTCGTAGAGATCTCATCTTGTATCTTGAGAGATAGCATTCCCCAAGATGTTTTTATGTTTGATACGTTAGGTAATAGAAATGTTAACGAACCATCGGCGCTAGAAATTGCAACTAATGAAGAAGACAACGAATCTATAGAAGATGTGGATTCGGAATTTATCGAAGACGACCCAGATATAGAATTATCAACTGATGAAGAGGAATGTTCAATAGAAGAAGAAGAAGATGATGAGGATTCTTCCATTGAAAATGACGATGAAGATCTAGACTTATCGGATACTGATACTGATAAAACAAAAGCCTCTAGAATAAGAATAGCAACAGAAATGAAACTAAAAATAGATTCAAAGCCAGAACACCGTATTTGTTTTATACAAACAAAAGTGCGTAGACTTAGAATGTTTGATGATTTTACTATGTATATGTTTTTTATGAGAAATAGAGATCCTACTGCTGGAGATTTTGACAATATCTTCATGGAAATCAACGAACAAAACTTTCGAGAAGTTCAAGATGTTCAACCATTTGTAAAAGAATATTTTAATGGTACACATAGAAATATACCGAACGGTATTATAGATGTGTTAAGTAAGGACGTCATATGCGAAGTTAAAAGATGGAGCAATTATCGAGATGCATTAGGTCAGATTGACAGTTATGGCGGTACTTGGATTCATCATAGAAAACACATTCATTTTTTTGGGAAAGCGCCAGATCCTGAATTTATCATGCAGATTTTTCTTGAATTGAAAATAAGAGGAATAACTATGAGTTATGAGGGATTCGAGTGGAAATACGAAGAACATCGATTTTGAATCCTATCTGCAACAGTGAAAAAATAATATTTTGAAATATTGTTTATCATAGAAAAACTTCAATAATTATCATATACTCGTTTATCAAAGGATGGATGCAAAAGACGTTGCGAGATTTCCAAATCAACCAGGTTGTAGAAAGCTAAAAGCTCTTTACGTTAAATACCGAAATGATGGAGAACTCGTTGGTAATATTAAGCCGTCTGTGTTACGATTGATGGACCTATTAGTGGATGAACACGAAAAAAGAGATTTGGAAATGAGAGATTTAAAGGGTAAGAGACCAGTCGTTATAGATGAACATTCATCAGATGAAATACATGACTGGGGTCCGATGGGTATTGTAGCTTGCAGTAAAGGTCCTGATGGTCAATATGTACGGTTTAACCCGATAATACATTTCTTTATACAAGAACTTTTTGATATGTATGTAAATATTGCAGATTGGCAAGCCGATGCTTTCCCTGCTAAAATACTTAGACATTCTGTATCAGAAAGAGAGATTTTAAGATATATATTGCATGAAATGGGCTTTTACAACCTAGACGACGTAGATTAGGATTTATAAAAATCAATAAAATAATCTACAGATAAAACAGCAAAGAAACAAAAATGGTTGAAATGACGCCCATGAAAACCTGGTTAATAATAAAATTGATGGTATTGGCAATTGTCGTTTATAGTTTATTGACTTATTGGACTGATTGGTTTCAAGAATTCGTTATAGAAAAACTCAATCTCGGTAAAACAAGTAAAGGTCTGTTTATTTTTGCCATTATTGCCACACTGATGTCTATTGTTATTTTTGTAGGATTAAAAATAAATCCAGTTTACATATTAGATATCAACACTAAGAAATTGGGCTTTGACTAAGCATATGGTTTCCGATTTTCAGATATAGAATGTTTGTTAGCATATTTGTCTTGGATTAAATATTCATATATAGCAGCATAGTTACTGCTATGTTTTTTAACATATTTGTCTGGGATGAAATTGTTCTGCCGGACAATACCATGTTGTTCTTGTACCTTTTGTTTTCACTATTTCTCCCTTAGTATTTCTCTTTTCTCCTATGATCTTATTTCCATTAGGAGAAACATTTTTCGTGTAGACTACTTTTTCCAGTGTCTTTCTGTAATGACCGTTTATGACAAAAAGACATACATCATAAAGATATCCCACTAAATTAACAGGTTGACCATAAGTCTCAGGCTTTTGACTTATTTGAAATAAATCACCTACATAAATATAGGGATTTAATTTGGCATGATACATTAGCTCAGAAAATAAGTAATTGCCCACTCCCGAACATAACTCCTTTTGATCCATCAAGACAGTTCTTAACGTTTTCGTTTTAGATATATTTGATAAAGTGTAAGTCCACTCTTCTTTCGTCAAAATAAATCTACCAATAAATCCAGAAGCCAATTTATTTACCGCAGTAATTAGTTCGTGTTCTGTCGTTAATATTTCGAATTGGCCGAATTGAGTATTGACAAAATAAAAACTTATTGTTGGGTGATAAAATCCATTAATATCAGGATTATTTGTTAGCGATTCAGAGAAATCGAGTCTAAAATGAGTGTTTCTAAGATTAGGATCCGGATCTACGGTCCAGTACCCAGCCATGCCTCGGTGAGCTCTAATAGTAATATGATTAGCTAACATGAAAAAATACTCCTTACCTTTGCAGAATATATCAACTATAGGTTGATCTAATGCAGGTATTAATGCTCTAATATCTACATTCTGAAAACTAGATCCAATCTTGAAGACATTAGTGAAATACATCCATTTTCCATTCACACACAATCTCTTGACTATTTTGTCTGTATCTCGACCTACTTCGACGCCTTCCGGAATTTTCGATATAATAAAGTCTCGAACCTGTTCGCTCGAGTATCCTTCTTTTCGAGTCAAGATTTTAATTTGAAAATCCAAAAACCAAAACTATCATTTTCTAAATTTATCTCAAATTTCTATTCGTTATACCCGGACTATCTGCCGGAATTAATTCTTTTTGTTTTGCTTGCCCATGTGGATTGTATCGGAAATCGGAATTTTATTTTTCGGAAAAAGAAAATAAAAACATCTAGGCGCTTCGTCTGATCGGGCAACTATGGATGCAACTATCACAAAGAAAAATGATAGTCCGAAGGGCTCTATTGTCGGACTGTCTCTGACGCCTCCTCCGGAAGCAAGATGGGAGGATCATATGACGGTTGATGTCTGTGGATTCGAGTGTTTGGTGAAGGGGTATGACAAGATTTTCTATTGCACTCGCACCGCGGTCGATAGGGCCAGATGTGGTCACATGGCTTGTCGTGAACATCTTGAAAGATATTCTCGCAAGGTCTCGAGCAGATGGAGAGTCGATGGGTCTGAAAATCTCTATATGCGATCGATCGCGATCACAAATCTTGATTATGGCACCAACATGGAGGAGCTCTGGACTCATTTTAAGGATTGTGGTGACATCTATTGGATCAACATCGTTGCCGATCGTTGGACAGGAAAGCCGACAGGCTACGCGTTCATGACCTTTTCGAAATCAAAAGGAGCCAAGAAAGCTTTGCTTTTGACAGGGTCGAGTCTCAGAGAAAAGACATTGGGAGTCGCTTTCAAGACGCATACGGGTGATGCTTGGCAAAACAAAGACTTCACTCCGCCCACTGTCCCAACTCCAGCTTTCACTACGCGATCTTTCTCTGGAGGCTTGCTCATGGCCACAGACAGAGCCGACCCAGAAGAGTTTTCAAATGAAACCATGAAGATGATCGAAGATCATATTGAAAATCTCAAAACAAATACAGACGTAGCACTCAAGACCGAAGACGTCTATGTGCGATCAATCATGGTCGATGGCATTTATGGTGGAACTATGCCGGGAGAACTATGGAATCACTTCATGGACGCTGGAGACATCTGCTGGATGCACATAATCCCTCGTCCATGGACAGATGCGAAAGCAGCACACCAGAATGGGTATGCATATATAACTTACACTGAATCTGCCAGCGCCAGCAGAGCTCTTATCTTGTCTGGCTCCGAATTAAAAGGATCAATCATTACGGTGACTCCCAAGTCTGCGGATAAGGATGATAATTTCTTTCCGCCGCCCGAATCAACCAAGCCCTTCACGGAAAATTCTTTCTCCAATGGCTTTCTTATAACCACGGAAAAAGAAAGGTTGGAAGAAAATTTTAGAGCCACCGAGTTGATGCGAAGGAATAATATACCGAAAATGAATCCAGAGCCTGCTGAGACTTTGGACATGTTTCTAAAACAAGAGACGCCGTCAAAGAAGTTGACGGCCAGCCAGATCATGGATAGGGAAATGCGCAAGGTCTCTGTCCACCCCGTAGATGCTGGTCTAGAGAAGGAGCTCTGGTGTCATTTCAAGGAATGTGGTGACATCAGAGCCATCGTGACCGTGCTTGGATCCTACCAGAGAGTTTCTATCATCTTCGCAGATCCCTCGAGCGTCCAAATCGCCGTGACTAAGTTGAACGGATCGACTTTCCAGGGACGAGAGATACAAGTGAGTCCCGCCATGGTCGCGACGAGTCCTTTGACAGCAGATCCAGACATGTTTAACCTCACGAAAGTCATTGTTCCACCTCGACCGGCGAAGGAAGATGAATTCATCGAACATCTCAAATACATATTGGACGTCTTTCCCGAGCCCAACGCCATCGCCAACCTCATCGCGATTGGAAAGTTTGTAGCTGAAGGAGGCGATCTGAGTTCAGTTGGAGATCACCAAGGATTGTCAGGCTGTACCTGCATCAAGTGTGATATTCACAAGAAGCTCATGACCGTCGGTACCATTCTAGCTCACGCCCATATGGTTTACGAAGATGCAGAATCTAGCGATGACACAGAATAAATAAAAAAAGTCTACGAGATAAAACATCAAAAATTCAAAATAAAAATTTATGCGTAGTCAAACTACGTATAAACAATACACATAAAACCTATTTTTTGGAGACAAACATAATTACAGCAACTATTATAATGATAACAGCTATAACTTGATCCATATTTTTAACTCCTTGTCTATTCAACGGCATTCCTGTTATTTTCTGACTCAATTCAGAGAAAAAATTATACCCGTTATCATCTCTTAGT